GAGGAGTCCGCAGAATGATCACGAAACCAGCCGCCGAATGGGTCCGCATCGGCGACCTCCTGCCCTGGGAGCGAAACCCCAAGGCGCACCCCACCGAGAACGTAGCGGAAATCGCCCGCTCCATCGTGCGCTTCGGCTTCACCGAGCCCATCATCCCCTGGCGCTCGCGTAAGCAGGTCGTAGCCGGCCACGGGTTTTCATCGCTTGCGCTCGCCAACGCCTTTCCGGGGGCATCGGTCACCGCTACCAACCTGCCGACCTCCGTTCAATGGGCGATGGCGGAGAAGATCCGGGGTAGTGCCTTCCGGCTGGCACCAAAGGCACCGAAGGCCAAGGTGGATATGATTTTCGCCTCGGAATACTTCGAGCACTTCGACCACCCGCTGGACCATCTGGAGGAGGTGTTGGGCCTGTGCCAGCCCCGGATTGCGGTAGTGGCCAACGCCTTTACCGCCAAGGCGACCGGACACTTCGACCGCTACACGGTCGGCGGCGCATCGGTAGATGGAAAGACCGCCTCGAAGCGGTTCAACGACCACATGCGGGCGCAAGGCTATGCCAAGCTCGAAACCGGGTTCTGGAACAACCGCCCGGTCGTCTGGGTGCGCCAATGAGCCTCCCCAAAATCCCCGGTTGGGCCAAACGGACCCTTCAGGAGTTCATCGTAAAGCAGGGATTGACCGCCCAGGACGCCCTGAAACAGACCGTCGTCACGCAGACAGAGTGCGAGGTTCCCGAGGGGGAGCGCGACTGGCGGATGGCGCGTGTAGGCGAAAAACTCCCGCTCTCCATGTTCATGTCGAGGCGCACGGCGTACAATATCGCCAACAGCGCCGAAACGAAGCGCATGGTGGCGGAGCGCAGCGAGGCGCACCGGCGGGAAATGCAGATCGAGGCAGAGAAGCTGGATCGCGCGCTCGCACAGCAGCTCAAGATGATGGCGCAGGGGGTGCGTCCGGTGCTCAATGAGGTGGGGGAGGCGGTCAAGGAAGGGGGCAGGCAGAAGGTGGAGCGGCTGCCCCCGGCGGTGCATGTGCAGGCCATCGGCGCCGCGTCGAATTGGGCGGCGCGGCAGAATCCGACGGCGCAGAGGGTCGAGATGGAGCATTCCGGCAAAATCGACATGGGCGACCTCGAAACGGCCCGCGCCGCCCGGATTGCCCGCGAGGCGGAGCTTGCCGCGCTCTTGGCAGCCCGAACGGCGGATGAGTAGGCACCACGCCGCCCTGGCGCGCCTGGTTGCCGCAGAGCAGGCGGAGACACGGGCGTTGGAGGCTAAGATAGCCGAGGCGCGCACGAAAGAGCAGGACCGCGCGAAGTCCCGACTGCTATCGTTCACCCAGCTTCGGAATCCGCGCTTTCAAGCGGGCTGGTTCCATCGCCACCTTGCCAAGACTCTGGAGCAATTCGAGGCCGATTGCCGAGCCCAACGCTCCCCCCGCCTTATCGTCAACGTGCCCCCGCAACACGGCAAGAGCGAGCTTTGTAGCCGGTCTTTCGTGCCGTGGTACCTGGGGAGGAACCCGCTGCACCATGTGATTCTGGCCAGCTACAGCGCGGATCTCGCCGTCCGCATGTCCCTGGAAGCCCGCCGCGCCGCAGAGGAGGCGGCGATGTGGTGGCCTGCCCTGGCCGCCGGCCAGACCTGGACCTCGGACATGTGGCAGGTGAGCGGCGGCGGCTCGGTGCGGGCAGTCGGCAGAGGAGGCGGGATCTCGGGTATGCCCGCGCATGTGCTGCTGATTGACGACCCGATGAAGGATGAGGAGGAAGCGAAGTCACCAGCGACAATGCGCGCTTATTCAAGCTGGTACGAAACGGCAGCGTATGCGCGGCTACAGGAGGGAAGCGGAGTCCTGATTGTGAGCACCCGCTGGGCGGTCAACGACCCGACCGGCTACCACCTCGCACAGAGCCGCCTTCCCGGCGTGCTCCCCTGGAAGGTCATCCGCTACCCCGCCATCGCGACCGAGGATGAGTACGACGGCGACACCCTGCTACGGCGGGCGGGTGAGCCCCTGTCCGTGGAGCGGTTCAGCCTCGGCACCATGCTGGAGCGCAAAGCCTCCTCCACCCCGTGGCGGTGGGCATCGGTCTACCAACAGCAACCCGTGCCGGAAGAGGGCGGCATCTTCCGAGCCGACCACTTCGCACGCCGCTACAGCACGCTCCCGCCGCTGGATGGGCAGGCTATCACGGTGGACTGCACCTTCAAAGGCAAGGATACAAGCGACTTTGTGGTCATGCAGTGTTGGGGCTGGAAGGGGGCGATCTGCTACCTGATTGACCAGCGGCGCGGGCGCATGTCCTACCCCGAAACCAAGGCGGCCCTGGTAGACTTCCGCGCGAAACATGCAGGAGCAAGCACCATCATTGTCGAGGACAAGGCCAACGGCAGCGCGCTGGTGGATGAGTTGCGCCCCACCATGCCGGGAATCGTCGGCTGGGATCCGGGCAGCCACGACAAGCGGCTGCGGGTGGAGGTGCATACGCTGCCCCGCTACTCCGCAGAGCAAGTCTTTTTCCCGGAAAGCGCGCCGTGGATGCACGACTTTGTGATGGAGCATCTGGGCTTTCTGGCGGGCGCGGCCAACGACGACCAGGTGGACGCCGAAAGCCAGTTTTTCGCGTGGCATGGCAAGCGCAATAGAGCGTGGTACGTTGCCACATAGGAGCCCCCACATGCTGCTTCTCCTCCTCTCCTGCCTCCACAAGCCCACCACCCCCATCGAAGCCGGGCGCGCCATCGGTGCTGCTGCGGGCCATGCGGCATCCGTCGCTGCGGACGGGTGCTGATGACCCCCCACCCTCTTCCTGCTTGCCGCCCTCCTCCACCTTGCCTCGGCGCGACTCGCTGACAATCTGTCATGGCTGGCTTGCCAAAATGGCACGGCTCGGGTAGCCTGTAGGCATGGGCTGGTGGCAGAACACACTACAACGCATGGGACTTGTGAGCGCACCGGCGCCGCAGTTGCTCGTTGCTGGCGTGGGAGTGGCGAATAGCAGCAGCTTTTCCCCCGTCGCGAGCATGGCCGCCTTTGCGTCGTTCCCGTGGGTGCGGGCCTGTGTGGATGCGATCTGTACCGACCTCTCCGGGCTGCCGGTGGTCATCATCCAGGGCGAGGGCGCTCAAGCCCAGCAGGTGACGGTGCAGGGGCTTTCCCAGCTTCTCGCGCGACCCACCAGCCGCAAGCGCCGCGCGACCTGGGAACGGCAGGTGGTGACGCACCTGCTACTCTCCGGCAATGCCTACCTGTTGCGCGCCGGACCTGACCCCCGCCGCCCGGTGAGCCTGCCGGTCCTGCATCCCGAGGGCATCCGCATCATCCCCAACGACGCCGGGGAGGCCGAAGCCTACGAGTATCGCGCCGCCGGTGGTGGGATGACGGTCTACGACGCCTCTGTGGTGGTACATATCTCACTCACAAGCTGGGAGAACGGGGCACAGGGGCTCTACGGCGAGGGCCTGATTCGTGCGCTCCGCAACGACCTGGAAGCGGATCAGGCCGCATCAAAGCTCTCGGCTTCCCAGAGCAACCAGGGGCGGCCAAGCGCCATTTTCAAGCCGAAGGAGCCGATTACCCGCGAGCAGCAGGACATGGTAGCCGACGCCTACCGCAAGATCGCCAGCGAGAAGCGGCCGTCTATGGTCCTGCCCGCTGACTTCGACGTGGATTTTCCCACGTTCACCCTGCGGGATATGGAGTTTGTAGGCCAGCGTACCTACACCCGCGACAGCATCCTGGCCGCCTTCGGTGTGCCCCCTACCCGTGTGGGGCTGCCAAGCGCCAACTACGCAACAGCGCAGGAACAAAGCAAGATTTACTGGCGCCAACTCCAGGGCATCGCCGCCCTCATTGAGGACGCGCTGACCGAGCTTGCGCTGGGCTGGGGCGCCTATCGCGTGGTTCACGACTTCTCCTCCGTGGACGCCCTCCAGGAGAGCCGCGATGCCCGCCTGAACCGGGTCGCAAGCTGGACCATGCTCGGAGCCTCCCCCTCCGCCGCCGCAGCCTACGAGGGCTTCCAGGATGCGCCGCTGTCCGACTCCACCGACCAGGCCCAAGCCGAGCCGGTCGCCGTCGGTGCATCGGTGCGCCCTGTCCGTGCCGTGCAGCCCAAGACGCTCACCTTCGCCGACTGGTGGGCGAAAGAGCTTGACCCCGAAGAACCCCGCCTTGAGCAGTCCGAGTACGCCCGCCCGCCGTTCGGGTATGTGCGCTCGCTGAAAGCCGACTACCCCGAAATCTGGGCTGCGGGCGGCAACATCCGGGGCAACGAGGCGTTTGAATACTGGACAAAGTATCAGGACGGCGACCGCTCCGAGGGTGTGCTCAACTGGGTCAAAGAGCGTGAGGCATGGGCCGCGCGGCACTACGAGGACGGCGACGCCTTCACGGGTTCTGAGCCCGAGAGCCCGACTATAAGCAACATCGGCGGCGTTATCGCGTGGCTGAAGTGGGGCGTGGTCGGTCAGCTCGGCTGGGACCGCATCCAGAGCCTTGTGGATGCGCTGAAAGAGCAGCAGGCGGGCGCCAAGCCTGACGAGGACCAGAACGACCGCGAAGTCGCACGGGCGGCCATCTGGCGCGGCTGGCTGGACGAGGTCCACACGCCCGGAGAGGCTGCCCTTGCCCGCTCCGTCAAACTCGCC